CTTATTGGAGTTTGCTCTCCGTTCTGAACCACTAATTCGTTCAGTCGCAGATAAAACACCTGCCCGTCAATCAATACCAGGCTCAACCGTAGTTCTACAGAAGTACGTTGACTTGGCTCAAAAGACATCTACTCTGGCAGAAACAACTGACCCAGATGCAGTAGCACTGTCAACACCAACCACAGTTTCTATTACTCTTAATGAGTATGGTAACTCTGTATTGGTAACACGTGCGTTGGAACTATTCAGCCTTGCTGATGTAGACCCAGCAATCGCAAACATTATCGCTTACAACCTAGCAGATTCAATTGACGCAGTAGCAATGGAGACATTGCGTGCTGGAACAAACATAATCTACTCAGGTAATACAGCAACTACAACAGCAACATTAACAGCAGCAGGAACAGTTGACTCAGCAGATATCCGTAAGGCTATCGCTAAGTTACGTTCTGCTAAGGCTGTAGCACGCAAGGGTTCACTATACTGGGCTGGTATCCACCCAGAAGTATCACATGACCTACGTGCAGAGTCATCATCTGGCCAAGGCTGGCTACTTCCTAACCAATACGGTTCTTCACAGGACCGCATCTGGGCTGGAGAAATTGGTAACTACGAAGGTGCATTCTATATTGAATCACCACGTCTTTACTCAGCCAAGGATGGTGCTGACCAATCAACATTAGCAACAACAGCAGTAACAGTAGCAGGAACATCAGCAGGATTTACATTCGGCGTTGCTTCCTCTTCAGTAATTGCTAGCCGTGCTGAGGTTGGAGATAAAATTTCAGGAACAGGTGTTGGTTCAGGTGCAAAAATTACTGCACTATCAACATCAGGTTCAACTACTACAATTACAGTAAGCGTAGAAAACTCCGCTGCAGTAACTGCTACAACAGTTGTAACCGTAACTCCTGTTACTCGTGTATTCCGCACAATTATTGCAGGCCAGCAAGCAATGGCACAAGCCGTTGCCGAAGAGCCACATGTAGTTATCGGACCAGTAGTTGACAAGTTAATGCGTCACCGCCCAATGGGTTGGTACGGCGTACTTGGCTTTGCACGCTACCGTGAAGAAGCACTATACCGAATCGAATCAGGTTCATCAATCGCTGCTCTTTAGTAGCAATGAGGGGTGGGGCTTACGCCCTGCCCCTCTCTTAATAAAGGACTTAAATGACTACATATGTTTTTGATACACCAATAGTTAGAGAAGGTCCAGCGGGTGGACACCGCTTGTTTTACTTTTATAAATTAAATCGTGGGATAACTATTATTCGTGATAATGGTACATATAAACAAGTACGTTATTTAGTAGATGAAGACTTACAGAATTACCAAGAGGTTTACCTTGGCGGCAGCCGTCATTTAGTTGACGAAGATACTAAGGCAAGATTAATTGCAGGCAATGTCGGAGTTACAGAGGCTAACTTTACAGCACAATAGGGGGCAGTATGGAATGCGACCACAAGAGTAAAGTTCTTGATTGGGCATATAAATTAAAAGATGGTCAAATGAATCAGTATGTATCCTTATATGGATGTACTGAGTGTGATGCTACATCACCTAAACCATTTCCAAGCAAAGAAGAAGTTTATGTAAAGGACCATAGTAATTGTCATATTGACCCTTGCTTTGGATGCAAGGCTAAAGGATTACAATTGAGCACAGGTGATGCTAATGGTAGAGCATCTATGCCAAGACGTAAGTGGGAGGGCGAACTAGAAGCCTATAGAAATGCTCGTAAGCAAGGTATCCAGCCAGCAGGAACTACTATGGCTAAGATAGTTGCAGCAGAGAAAGCATCAGAGAATTTGGGTAGGGCTTACAATGCTGAGAAGGACCCAAATGCTAAACACATAGATAAAAAAACCGCTAAAACAATCAACGAACTAGGAGCATAATATGCCAATGGTAGACGGAAAGAAGTTCCCTTACACAATGAAGGGCAAGGCTATGGCTAAGAAAGCAGCAGCCAAGAAGTCAGACAAGAAAATGACAATGAAAAAAATGACTATGAAAAAAATGGGTAAGAAGAAGTAACATGGCAATGCCAAATAAAAAACCAAAACCTAAGCCTAGTAAATTAAAAGGCGAAGCAGCAATGAAGGAATATCAAAAACAGATATCTCCTAAAGGTATGGCTAAATTTGAGGCTGATGCTAAAAAAGCAATTGAAAAAAAATATCCAGGACTGTTTATACCTGAAACTAAAATCTCACCACCTGGAGGTAGAGGTAGATAATGGCATCATCTGGTAGTTATAAACGCCATGATGGTTTTAATCCAGTTCAAATTAAAGACGGCCTAGTGGTTCGTATGGGTAAAAACGGAATCATTAGGTCTGTTCTTGGAAGGTACGGGGAGTATGGCAAAGACAGCAGCATGGCAAAGAAAAGAAGGTAAGAACCCTAAGGGTGGACTCAATGCCAAGGGCAGAGCATCCTATAAGGGTGGAACCCTCAAGGCACCTGTAAAGAGCGGGGATAACCCCCGTAGAGCCTCATTCTTGGCCCGTATGGGCGGGATGCCAGGACCTGAACGTAAGCCTGATGGTTCACCAACAAGATTATTATTATCATTACAAGCATGGGGTGCTAGTTCAAAGTCAGATGCTAAAGCCAAGGCAGCAGCAATCTCTAAAAGAAATAAAGGTAAGAAATAATGCCAGCCAAAAAAACTAAATCTAAAGTTAATGAGGCTGGTAACTACACCAAGCCTGGTATGAGAGCATCATTGTTTAAGAAAATTAAGGCTGGTTCTAAGGGCGGAGACCCAGGGGAATGGTCAGCACGTAAGGCACAACTACTTGCTGTGCAATATAAAAAGGCTGGCGGAGGATACAAGTAATGGCCCTTGCTAAGTCTCAAAAGTCTTTAAAGGATTGGACTGCACAGAAGTGGAAAACTTCTGATGGTAAACCATCTAAGGGCAAGAAAAGATATCTACCTGAGAAAGCGTGGGCTGCATTAAGTCCTGCCGAAAAGGCTGCAACCAATAAGGCTAAGGCTGCGGGTAATGCAAAAGGCAAACAGTTTGTTAAACAACCAAAACCAATAGCCAAAAAAACATCTAAGTACAGATAAGGTAAATTATAGTGTCTACTCTAAATAATATGGTTGATGAAGTTCTTATTAACCTTGCTGGCTATACGCTACAGCAGGATAAGTCCACACATCTTACTGCAACATTAGCCACTACAACATCTACCATTGCTAGCCCTACAGTTCTACAACTTGCAAGTACAGACCTTGGTAAGGGTACTATTGAAATTGGCGAAGAATTACTATGGGTTGATTCCTTTGACCGTATTGCTAATACGGCAACTATATCTCCATATGGTCGTGGTTATCTAGGTACTACACCATCTACCGCTGCTGCTGGAAGCAGGGTTATTATTAGCCCAACCTTCCCACGCTACGTAGTAAAGCGTGCTATTAATGATACGGTTCGAGCATTAGGCTCATCTATCTTTGCAGTTAAGCAGACAACATTTACATATAATGCAGCAGTTAGTACCTATGAATTAGAGAATTTAAATATTAGAAATATCTTAACAATGCACTGGGAAAGCATTGGTCCATCTAAAGAATGGATTCGTGTTAAGAGATTTGACTTTGATGCACTACCAGAGATTACTACTTGGGGTGCTACGTCACAAACAGTAACTATCGGAGATATCATTACTCCTGGTAGAACTGTAAAGGTTGTATATGCAACTGAGCCAGCAGCACTATCTACTAACTCAGATGTATTTACAACAACAACTGGATTACCTGAGTCTGTTAGAGACGTGGTAATTCTTGGTGCTGCATATAGATTACTTACTTATCTTGACCCAGCCCGTGCTTCAATGGTTAGCCCACAAGCAGATGAGACAGATTCAAAGCGTCCATTTGGTTCATCTGGAAATGCAACACGACAACTCTTTGCACTATACACACAGCGCTTGGCCGAGGAAACAAAAGCACAACAGCAACAGTACCCAGCCCGAGTTCACTACAGCCGATAGGAACATAAATGACAACACGCAAATACTCATCCCGTTCACAACAGACTACATTAACATCAGCCATTACGGCTGGTGCTACTACTATGGTTGTTGGTTCTGGTACATCACTACTAGGTGGTGCAACAGTAACTGGAACCGAAAGATTTACAGTAGTAATTGACCCAGATACAGCCCTTGAAGAAATTGTAGATGTCAGTGCGGTATCAACTAATACTCTAACCATAGTCCGTGGTATTGAGGTTGGCGGTACAGGTCAGGCTCACTCTGCTGGTGCAGTAGTTAGACACATGGCAATTGGCCGTGACTACCGTGAATCTAATCTACACATTGAAGCAACGGCTGCTTACAATGATGGAACTGCTACCCACGACC